CAACATACACAATAACTAAAGTTTTTGTTAGGCCTAGTACTGGGGTGGATTGGCCTTGGACAGGCGGTATTCTTGTTAATATGTTTGTTGATATTAATGCCGGTGAGGATATAGTGGCACGGGCAAGCAGCGAGAGTGCCGATGGATTAACTTCGACAATAGTAGAAACTTGGAAAACAAAACAACACTATACAGACTTAATATTAGGTAGGAGTGATCCAGTTTGGGCAACTATTGCAGATTCTTCAAACACATATTTGGCAATAAATGGTATATCCTGTACGGTCACTGAGGAAGACGGCAGAGTTAGAATTTTTAATGATGCTAATAAGACTTTTGAATTGCAGGAATAACAGGATCAGGCCAAACTCTGATGTATTCATTAAACAATGGAATAGGATGAGTTTTTCTACGCCTGGAGTTGCACAATGATATCTTGTCTAATACTTCTATGTATTTTATTTTGCATTGTAGCCCTGTATTCGCGTTATAGTAAAAAAGAAATTCTTCCAACCCGCCCCAACCTATCCAGCGCCGGATCATTCTAAAGTCCCAATGCGGGTCACCTACCTCAGCATGTTCCCAATCAATTAGTCCGACTAGGTTTCCACCATCGTCTACTATCACATTTTGGGCCCAGACATCGCCGTGAAGATATGCGGTGTGTTGCAATTTTGATTTTATCTCATAGTATTCTATAACAGATTGTTTGGTAAAATTGTCCCATTGTTCTAGACCCTCAACAACTCGAATTCGGTCGGAGAAGAACCATGACCATTGTTCTAGACCATCAACTATATCCTGCATCTTAGGAATACGAGGAGACTGTGTGACTATACCGTGAACGGATGCCATCAGGTCTGCAAGTTGTCCTATGAACTTATCGTTATAATTATCACGGGTTAAAACTTCTCCTTCTAACCACTGGCCGCTCATCATCTCTGGTATTGAGTAAACCATTTTTCAATCTCATTGTAGTTTGTAAATATTTTTGTGTAGTCTGGGTTTTGTATGATAGGTATTTTATTTATATAATTTTCAAGTCTTCTATGCATTCTTAAATCGTAATAGTCTGCAATCCTCTTCATTTCTCTATCGCGGTCTTCTACAAAGTCATCATAGGTTACGACAGGAGATACGAAGGGTTCCATTACAGCATCTGTAAACTCTTCGCGTTTCATAAACCTATCAAAGTCTTTTATGGTAGCAGTAAATGAGTTGTCAGGAGGTGTTACTCTTTTTTCTGGACTATAGGTAGAATATTCTCTATCTCTAGGATATCCCTTTGAGCTACAGAGAATAGAGGTCAACTCATAACAGAAATGGGAAATTTTATTCTCGTTCTTGAACCATATTAGATCAAAGTTATTAAGTATTTCCTGCGCTACTGATATTCTTTTTTCTATGGGAAAGTTATAAGATTCTATTGTGTTGGTAAACTGTAAAGGCATTGATTTGATACAATATGGAACAGGAAAGTTTTCAAGATGTTTTAATCTGTTCTCTATATCTTGATCACTCAACAGGTCTTCATTAACATTGAAGTCAATGTCAAGTCTTTTTTGTTTCAGTTCAAATGGCTTTGTTAAATCAACCGATTTGTTCCTACCAAACCATTCGTTGCCTTCTGCAAGACCAAACACTTTGCACATATATTCCATTATGTAATACGAGCCAGAACGGGTTACGCACACAATACAAAAATCACTCATCAAACCACTCCAGTATTTCTTGGTAGTTTGTAAATATGTTCGTGTAGTCTGGGTTGTGAATGATATCGGGGCCCCAAAAATTTTGAGACTTACAAATTTTCCGGGCGGTCTTCATGTTCAGGCCTGAACTTTTGTATGTATTTAAACACCATTCTTTTTTGGCTTCTGCGATTTTTATAAAATCTTCGAAGACGATTTCTTCATAGATAGTAGGCATAAGGTCATGCAAATCATTGACAAATTTTATCTGTCGCATAAACTTATCAAACTCTTCTTTTGTTGCTGTAAAAGAATTTGGTGGTGGTGTTTTTCTTTTAGATTTGTTGTAATCAGAATATTCTCTATTGACACCTTTATAATCTGGGGCACTTGTCGCTTCTGCTATAAAACGAAAACAAAATTGTGATATTTTATCTTCGTTTTTAAGCCAGAGTAACTTATAATCTGAGAGAATATCAACAGCAATATCCATTCTTTCTTCTATTGATATTCCTACATTCTCGACAGTATTAGATAATTGCCAAGGCATACATTTTATAATAAAATTTTCTTGGGTTTTAAGCCACACTCTGCGCTTGTTTATTTCGTGATTTGTTAACAAATCTTCATTTTCCATAAAATTAATTGTTAATGGCGAAGTTTCAAGTCCATCATAATGAACCTTTTTCCCTCTACCATACCATTCTTTACCAGATGTTAGGCCTCTTTCTTTCCCGAAATAAGTATGTACATAGTATGACCCTGATCTTGGAGTACACACTAAACAAAATTTTTCATCTTCATCTTTATTCATTAAACCATCCTTGTATTTCATCATAGTTTGCAAATTTCTTAGTGTAGTCCATTTCTATTTGGTGCGGCATTGGTAACGTGGCCTTCATACCAAATCTAAATTTTTCATGATACCAATTTTTTAAACTTCCAACGACCTCATTTGGTTCCTTTAAGAAATCTTCAAATTTTATCAGGGGTTCATTTTTAATAAAACCATAAGCCTTCCACACTTTCCAAAACAGTTTTTGTCTGTACATAAATATATCAAATTGGTTTCTAGTTGCACCAATAGAGTTATCATCTAATCTTGGTTGATCATCCTCAGAATATACATGATTTATTTTGGTATGCAGCCTAGCGACATGACTTAGAAATTGACGAACAGTGTCACCTCTATACAACCATATCTTTGGCATTTCATTTAATGCGAATCCAAGATTGCTTTCTGGAATATAGTGAATTAGAATTTTAAGTATATGAGGTTGAGTTGAGAATGGGGCTTGTTCTATATGTTGGTAGTCATTTTTCTTTAACCAAGAATTAGAATCTTCCATTCCATATAAATTACAAATACATTTTCTAAAAATTGTACAACCACTTCGTGAGGTTGACACCATTCCAATCCTATTTTCGTTCATGATATATATAGTAGTATGAAATTGACACATGAATCGCGAAATAAAATTATGACATCTGGATGTAGTTGGACAGAGGGTATCAATCCTAACCAAAATTGGCCGGATATATTATCAGATAAATTAAGGAAAGAAAATAGTAATTATGGTATGTCGGGTGCAGGGAATCAATATATTTATAATCAGGTAGTTGATAATTATAATAATGAAGATTTGATATGTGTTTTGTGGACAGGATTTGATCGGTGGGATTTTGAGGATTTGAATGGAAGAAAAACTATTTCGATGACTAATAAACACCCTAAAGAAGTTTGGGATTCTTTAACTGAAGCCAATTTTATGGAACCATTATTTAATTTAAAAAGAAATTTTAGGTATATACATGGATTCCAAAACTTTTGTGAGGCTAATAAAATTAAATATATTCATGCTTTAGCATTTACAGACCCTTGGACCCCAAGCTGGGCCCCAACCGGCAGCCGTGTCGCGGATTCTGGTAATCGAACCCGATATTTAAAAGAGTTTATTGATTATAACATACATGATTATATAAATGATGACCATTTCATAGGTTGGCCATGTTTTAAAGAAATGCAAGGATACACCATGAGTAACCATTTGCAAGATGCAGAGCCGGACCAGAAAGGGTGGCGGAGCAATCCGAAATTTAGAATTAGTTCTACGGATTGGCATCCAAATAAAGAAGGTCATAGTATTATTGCTAATCTTTTTTATGATCGTTATATTGAATTATATGGTAATCCTGCTGCATGACCACACACGAATATTTTGAAACTACTTTTGAGGATATATACGATCTTTGGAATGAAGGTCTGTGGCCGGGCAGAGTCAGTAAAATAGAAGATAGGAGTGCATTATCTTTTGATTTTAATTTATGGAGAAATTTTAAAAATATTTCTATTACTAAACAAAGAAAAAAAATATGGGAATACAAACCTACTTTTTGGGCAGTAAAACAAGACAATAAGATTATTGGTGTAAATAGTGGGTTTAAAACTGATGTAGACACTTATAGGTCTAGGGGACTGTATGTTATTCCAGAAAAGCGGGGTCAAGGAGTATCAAATATGCTTCTTAAACTAACTATATCGACTGCAAAGAAAGAAAATTGTGCAGTTATATGGACAATGCCGCGTAAGGATGCATTATTTGCATACGAAAGTGTGGGTTTTCAGAAAATTGGGAAATGGATAGATGATGGTGTAGAATTTGGCCCAAACTGTATTGCAATAAACCAAATCTTATAAATATATAAAAAAGGATATTTTAATGGCCATTCCTACAACTAAAGCAACATTTAAATCGTATTGCCTACGAGCATTAGGTTCTGGGGTCATTGATATTAACGTATCAGATGATCAGGCAGATGACCGTATTGATGAGGCTCTTCAATATTTTGCACAATATCATTATGATGGTATTGAGAAAATGTATCTCAAGCATTTGATTACTGCTGAAGATGTTGCAAGGGGAACAGCAAATATAACCTCAACGGGAACAGATACAGCAGATAGTACTATTACTGATACATTTCTAGAGGGTAGTAATTTTATTCCGATGCCCTCTGCGGTTGTGTCGGTGATACAGGTTTGGCCATTCACAGGTACAGGTGGTGGTTCCAACATGTTTGATGTTCGTTATCAGTTGCGCCTTAATGATTTGTATGACCTATCTTCTACTTCTGTCATTCAGTATCAGATGGCTATGGATAACCTTGACCTTCTGGAACACATCCTTGTTGGTGAAACACCAATCCGATTTAACCAACACATGAACCGTCTATACATTGACGGTGATTGGACGAATGACTTTGTTGCGGGTGAAGACTATATCATTGCAGAGTGTTATCGCAAAATAGACCCAACAACATATACAGATATCTATGATGATATTTTTCTCAAGAGATATGCAACTGCTTTGATTAAACAACAATGGGGCGCAAACCTATCTAAGTTCAGTGGTGTTGCAATGCTTGGTGGTGTTACTATGAATGGCGAGACTATCTATTCACAGGCACAGGAAGAGATTAATAAGTTAGAAGAACAAATCCAACTTACATTTGAGTTACCAGTTAACTACATGGTGGGATAATACATGGCAGTAAATAAACATTTTCATACAAGTGGCGTGTCTGCGATTGCGACTGAACAATCTCTATATGCTGACTTAGTTGCAGAAGCTATTCAGATTCATGGCCATGATGTATATTATCTTGACCGCACATTCGTTGCCGAAGACACTGTTCTTGGAGAAGACTCATTATCCAAGTTCAACACTCAGGCTCCTATCGAAATGTATATGGAAGATTCTGGTGGTGGGTTTGCAGGAGAACGTGAGATTATGTCTCAGTTTGGTTTGCAGAATCTAAGTGAAGCAACCTTTGTTGTAAGTAAGACACGGTTTCAAGAAAAAACAAAACAGATTCAGATTGAAACAGAAACAGACTCAACATCTTCTGGTTCAATTCAATTGGAGTCTGGTACACTCTCGACATCTAAACTAGAGGGCGAGATATTTTACATTACAAATGAGACTGATGCAACTGATGCTGATAGGCCACTTGAGGGTGATGCAATTTATCACCCCACACTCAAGAAACTATTTGAGATTAACTTTGTAGATCACGATGATCCTTTCCATCAGTTGGACAATAACCCAGTTTACAAGATGCGATGCCGTCTGTTTGATTATGGTTCAGAAACACTTGATACTGGGATTGCAGATATTGACGCAATTGAAGATTCATTGGGTCTTTCAAGTTCACTACATCAGTTTACTCTTGAACAGGAAACAACGGCTACAATCAACCAAGAAATCAGAATTGATCATGCGACTAGTGATGGTAGCGGACTGCTATTGGATGAGACAGATAGCGACAACATTATTGGTGAAGATGAGACTGATTTGGGTGGTGAAAGTATCCTACTTGAAACTGGTGGTGATGAATATCTCATACAGGAAGACTATATAGTGGGTGATATGAGTACAGATAAAACAGCTCAGAATGAGTTGTTTGATACATTGGATGATACAGTACTGGACTTCAGTGAGTCGAATCCATTTGGTGATGCAGGGAGTGCAGATTAATGTTAGGGCAACAATTCTATCACGAAACAGTACGCAACGTAGTTGTAGGTTTCGGAACAATTTTTAATAACATTCAGTTAGTTCGCAAGGACAATGCTGGAGTAATTCAACAGACTATGAAGGTGCCTTTGGCCTATGGTCCAAGACAGAAGTTTCTTGTTCGATTGAACGATGATGCAGACCTTAGTAAAGCTGCTGCGGTTACGTTACCTCGTATTGGATTTGAGATTACAGGACTTACTTATGACCCTGCACGAAAATTAAATCGTGTTCAAAAGTTTAAGAAGGTTAAGGGTAACAAGGCAGACCAGTTGGACACGCAATATATGCCTGTTCCATACAATGTAAATTTTCAACTTTACATTCTTGCAAAACAGTCGGATGATGCTCTACAAATTGTTGAACAGATTCTTCCATACTTTCAACCAGACTACACGATCACGATGAATGATAACGCTGATATGGGTGTCAAAAAAGACATTCCTGTTATTCTCAACAGTATTTCTTATGAGGATGATTATCAGGGCGACTTCACCACAAGACGAGCAATCATTTATACTCTAGATTTCACTTGTAAGTTCTATCTCTATGGCCCGGTTACCTCTAGTAAGGTTATCAAGACGACACAGGTTGATGCATTTACTGATATGCCAGACACGGCACCCAAACGTCAACAGAGACTTACTGTTACACCAGACCCATCGAGTGCTGATGCAGATGATGATTTTGGTTTCAATGAGGTGACATCGTTCTTTGAAGACGCGAAAAGCTTTAATCCAGTTACAGGCGGAGATGAGTGACATGAGGATATATTATTATGAAAATTATTATACCATTCTCCGGCGGAGTTAATTCTACATACTCCCTTTATCGTTGGTTGAGTGAGACGGATGCTGATGTTCTTGCGTACCATTCAATTGACAGGTGGGAAAGCGAAGAGGCCAATGTAGAAGAGTTTAAGAGACTTGAAAAAGTAAAAGATTTTCTTCAACAAATTCGGGACTTTGATTTTCAAACATCAGAATGGCCATCAAAATATGTCGAACAACGAATTCCTATTAGGCCTGGATTTACAAATGGTACTTATGATATTGGAATTCTTCGACCACGATATGATGGATATGCAAAGTGGTGTGTTGAATCTAATGCTGATGCAATATCGATAGGATTATCGTTAGAAAATACAGCAATGGACTGTGGTTATAATACATTACGTTCTGTTGTTGAACAAGATGGTGTGGATATTTATTTAGCGGGAATGCCTGATTTGACACCAGTGGCAAAGGGTGCTGACTTTGATTGGGAAGAGGTTAGTAGAAATATGATTGGGCGGTTTGAACAATATGAATCGTTGCCAGAAGAGTTGCAAAAACTTACACAAAGACACAACATGTCAACTTGTGATGATGTTCATTGTCGTAGTTGTCAGTATCAACGCAGTTATGAAAAGTTTGTTAGTGATGGGAAAACAGGTCGAGACTTGGACTTGTTCTGTGCCAAACATGGTTGTTATGGCCCTTGGAGAGATCAAGCAGACCCAAAAACTTATTTGTATCGCGGCGGCATAGGGAGGGACAAAAGTCTACCTTATTTGATTTTTAATTAAAATGTGTACGTTCAAAATAACTAATGATCCAAATGAAATTTTTATAGATAAGTATCTACAATTGGGTGGTCCTACCCTCAGTAATACTATAGA